CACCACCAGCTATGTCTTCATACCTCATAGTCTTTTGCATTGCTTCAATAACTTCTTCTTGCATTAAAAAATCTACAGCATCAGGATTATATTGTGCTGCTTTGTATTTGCTAAAAGGTAATTTTTCTAATATTTTACCTGCACGTGAGTTTGGATTATGTGCAGCTAACCATTGAAAGTATTCGTATGGTCTATTGTAAACACTAGATAATCCTTTAACTGCTATACGTGCTTGTTCTTCCATAAACACACGCGTAAAGAAAGCAGCTCTCATAAGTACTAAAGGTTTAAATAAATTTCTTGTGTAGAAAGACATAAGATTACTTACAAAGTTATTTTCTAATCTTTTAACATTTAGTATTCCATCATCAAAAGGATTAGGTATAGCGTCATCAGCTTTGTTCCAACTAAAATGTTGTGTTTTATACTTTGCATACTTTTTAGTATCAGTAAGTATTGTTGTAGCTTTAAATTGATTATCTGGATAAGCTTTAAATAATGGTCCTACTGCACGTTCTATAAGTCTATAATCCATTAAAGGTGCGATATTATCTTGCATCTCACTAAATAATGAACCGCTCATAGTAGTTACAACTTCACCAATATCGTCTACAGCATTTCCTAACTCATTTAGTTCATGTCCACGATAATTAGAGCCTATATTAGGAAGAATATTTTTGTCTGCATCAGTAGAATATATTTTCATTTTTTTTAATCCTTCAAACATTTCTGCTGCGTGGTCTGCTATATATTCTGAGTTACCACCTTTAGCTCTTACTAGCTTTAAATCTCTTGATGCTTGGTTAAATGCAAAATCTCTATAAGCAGTTTTATCTAATGGATTAATTTCCATAAATTCTTTTAATATCTTGTTACCAGATTCAACATCGTATCCGTTGATTTGTAAATGAGATGTTAATTGTTTTAATCCTACGTTTAAATTATTTAGAGGAATACCCATGTCAGGTACTACTCCTAATATTTTTCTAAAGTATGGATTGTAACTTGAATTAAAATTAGAACTAAAACCTAAATATTTTTCAAACTTAGGTAAATCTAATTTACCCATAGCTTCTAAAGCATAATCAGGTGTAACATTTTCTAATTTAGCAAGTACACTTGCTTTATCTGCAACAGATTCCATTGTGTCTATTACAGCTTCTCTACCTACTTCTACAAGTTTTTGTGGATTTCTGCTTTTACGTTTTAAAGGAAAGACCCCTTGTCTAACTTTTCTAGACTTTTTTCCTGCCCAGCTACCAAATGTTCTATATGAAGCAGTAGGATTTATACCAGATGATTGTAAAAATTTATTTATAGTCAGAGAACCTGTCTTTGGTAGTATCTTGCCAGGAAGAGTATAAGGTACATTTTGTCCTACATCATTAATAATGTTGTATCCAGTAGAAATCATTTGGTCAAATACGTTTTGTACATTTTGCCAATCATCTATATTTGTTAAATCCGATTTAACTTGTGCAGGTAGATGTTTTGTAATTGGATTTGTATTTAATAAATATAAATTATCTTCATCAGCTATAGCTTTAAAGAACTCTACGTTTGTAGGTTGATTAAGTATTTCTTGTTTTGTTGTTTGATAAAATTTAGGAACTCTACCAAATAACGAATTTTCTTTTTTAAGTTTCCTAAAAGCTTTTTTTGTTTGTGTTGTATCTTTTACTGTATTTTTATTAGTAATTAATCTACCAACACTATCTGTAACTTTACTTAGGTTGCCATCTCCTGTAGCTCCATCAATAATTGGACCTACTTCATCTAATACATTGTCAGCTAAACTTTTAGAATCTAATTTAACTTTTCTAAGACTACCTTTACCTTTTGTGACAGTACCTTGGTCTATTGCTTCCATTAAAGGATTTACTCTACGTAAACCTTTTTGCAAGTTTTTAGCACCTTTAACACCCTTACCAGCAAATAATTCTGGTACAAGCTGATAACCAGCATCAGTTAAACCAGATAGTATATCAAATGATTTAGAACCTGGTGCAAACACTTCTGCTGCAGTTACTCTACCTGGTGAGTATTCAAGCAATAAATCTCTATTTGCCCATTCAGGTCTGTAATAATCTTGTTGTGACTGTCCAGCCCAGAAAAATCTTTGTCTAGCTCTACCAGCATAAAAATTTACTTTGTTTGGATTGTAAGAAGATGTGTAACTTATTTCACCATCTTCATTAAAAGCATATCTACTTTCGCCTGTTTGTGCATCATACTGTCCTGCTAAAGGAGTACCTATGTTTTTGTAAATAAAGTCTCTAGCTTCATTAGGAGACATACCGTACTCATTAGTGAGTTTTACATAGTAAGGTGTTTTTTCTGCTTTAACAGATTCTAATGTAATTCCAGTAGCTCTATCAAAGTTTAATGGTTCTCCATTAGCTACAGCTCTAAACATAGCAGCAAGTACAGGTTCTCCACCCATCTTGTGTGCTTCCTGTACCATATCTATTTGTTGTTTTAATTCTTCGAGAGTACCGAGTTCTTGTCCTAAACCTTGTACTTGAGTACCACTAAGGTCTATTTGCAACATATCTTGTGCTTTTTGTGAGGTATAACCTTTTTCTAATAGTTTATCGTATTCGCGTAAATCTCTAAGATACGCTTGTGACCTACCTACTTTCATAGGTTGACCTGGTGTTACAGCGTTTGTAGCACTTGCTAGTACAGACCATTTACCTGAAGGTCCTACTGTTTGGAAAAAAGCATCTAAAGCAGCAAATGCCCACACACCGTATTGCACATCACCTGGTTTAGCTCCACCTGGCATAAAGCCGCCTGTTAATAAATCACCAAAAGACATCTTCATATTGTCTTCTACATGGTCATATTGAAATTCTTGTTGTAATTGTTTCCATAACTTAGCTTCGTTATATATTTTATTTGTTTTACTTTCCTGAGCTATATCAGCTACAGCTTGAAATTCAGGGGGTATACCTAAAATACTTAGTCCTAATGCAGTACCTGTATCTAATTCAGTAGGATATTTTTCTAAGTTATTAAGTATTGCTTCTGGGTCTTGTTTAAACATAGAACCATATTGCAACGCTTGTAAATCTACTTGTCTTCTTGCATTGAGTACATCGTAGTACTCATTCCTATCTCCTAGTAACACTGTTAAATGTTCCTATTATTGATAATCTCTAATAATGTTGGCGTAGGGTTAATTTGATACAAAGCTTGTAATATTGCATCTGTGTTATCAGCCATCTGTTGCTGTGGTCCTGCTCCATCCCCTATCGGTAATCCTTGTGTTGCTGGTTCTCCAGGTCTTTCAGTAGGTGCAAATACGTTAGGTGCAGTAGGAATACCCTGTTGAACTGGTAGGGGAGCGGCTTGTTGTTGTTCAACAAAAGCTTTGTTTGCTCCATAATCAGCATCAGGCAGTCTTCTTAAAGGTTGTTTAGAACTACCAGGTCCTCCATCTGTTCTTTGCCCACCTTGTGGTGTAGCTACAGCAGCTGGTTTACTTGGTTGTCTATATCCGCCTCTACGATTCTTTGCCATTAGTAAAATCCTTTGTAATTAAAATTATTATGCCTTCTACTGGTTGTATGATTTGTGTAACTGATTCAGATAAAATATCTAATTCATCTTCTACACCATATGTTTCATACACTAAATCCCAAAACTCTGTATCAAAATATTCTTGCACTTTACATTCCAAATGCTTGAGCCATTGTTGGTACATTTTGTCCACCCATCTGTTGTTGCATCATTTGTTGTTGTATCATAGCTTCTTCTTCAGGAGACATTTGTGGTTCCTGTGGAGTATAGAATTGCTTCATTATTTCAGTAATGCCAGAGGGATACTCATAAATAGCTATAGCAGCCATTGTTGCTTGTGCATCTCCCTGTGCAGACCTAGCTAGAATACTGTCAAACAATACACCTTCTGCTTTATTTTTTCTAATACGTTCTTGTACTTTAGCTATATTTTCTAAACCATCAATGTTATCTTGCAATGTCTCTACGTCTATAACACCAGCTTGTAACAATTGCAAACCAGTTACAATTTTTTGTGGTTCATCGAATCCAGCCATAACACCATAGATACGCCTTGTTCTGAAGTCTCCACCTATATCTGCAAGTGGCTTATAATTTTCAGCGAATGCTGAACCATTAAAGTAACCAGCCATAGGTTTTTTAGATACGCCTTGTGAGTAAGATAAAACTACATCCATCTCTAATCTCTTAGCATCCATTTGCGTTACAGCTGTTTTAATGACATCTCTGTATTCACTAATCATTAAAGACATTGTGCTATTTAATTCTGATAACCCAGCACCAGTAACAAAAGAGTTAGGTGACTGTGAGTCATCAGTAACTGGGTAACCACCAACCATACGTAACTGTCGTTCCAATCTATCTATTTGTTGGAATAACTGATACGGTATGTTATTCATTGGTTTAGAAACCTGCGTACCTGGAGCTAGATAATTTACTGCAAATCTACCTTTTCTGTATTGTCCAGATTCTATCTCTCCTGATATGTTGGTTTCTGTAAATACGCTATCTTCCATA